GGTCAGATAATTTGTTTGAATTTAGAAAGAATTGATATTTATAAATATTATTTACCTAGAGAACCGATATCGTGGTACCTTTTTCCAAATCCACCCTTGGAATTAGATGCCATCGGACTTTCCTTATACCACAATTAGTCTGTCCAGGGCTGACCTCACAAGCATTTGTCGCCAACTTTTTGATTTATCCCGTTGAAACTTATTCTTCAAATAATTATAGTGAGGATCAGCCATTTCATTTTGTTCAAAGGCGACGGCTTTTTGCATTACATGAACCTATATCCAAATACTACACCGATTTTCCGTTCAGATCTTTTAAGATTTTAAATAATTTAAATGATATTCCTTTTAAACATAAAAACAATTTGAAGAGACATTCAAAATTTTATGCTATAAATTATGGTCCTTTTACTATGAATCAGCCACATGCTTCTGACCCCTATGATAAAGTTAATTTAATTACTGCATATTTGAAACGATTGAGTCCTGCTCTACCTCAGATAAATCAACTTAAATTAGCTCGATTTGCTACTTTTGTAGAGAAGTTTATTCATAAACATTTTCGTCGTTTGCCTAATTTAACTCGTGATTTTCAATTTATTATGAATCAATGGCTTGATGGTGTTAAACATTATACAATGGCTAAGAAAGAATCATTGAAATCTTTGGCTTCTAAATTAACTGAAGGTTTTGTTCATCCTCCTATTTTAAATGCCAGACACTATAGATGCAAAAGTTTTATTAAACGTGAATTCTATGAAGCGCTCAAAGTCCCTCGGTTTATTAATTCTAGAAGTGATGCTTTTAAAGTGACTGTTGGTCCTTTTATAAAACTCATTGAACAGCAAGTATTTCATTTGAGTTATTTCATAAAACACGAAGACATTATGAATCTACCTTTGAAAATGGCAAAGATTAAATCGTACAGATATTTTTTGCAGACTGATTATTCTTCGTTTGAAAGTTCTTTTAATCCTATGTATACTGATGTTTGTGAGTGTCAATTGTGGAGATTTTTCCTCAAAAATAATCCTTCAATTTTGCATCAAGTTCTAAATAGTTATATTACTGTGGCAAAGATTAATGGTCAAACTGTTGTACATCCTAGAGTAGATCATTGTATTAGTGATGATTTTCGATTTCGAATAATGGGTGTCCGTCTTTCAGGCGAAATGTGGACTTCTTTAGCTAATGGATTTTCAAATTTAATGAACATGTTGTTCATAGCTGAAGAACGTGGATTAAATGTGGAAGGTTATATCGAGGGAGATGATGGAGTTTTTGGTATGAGTGAAAACACTATTACTGAGAATGATTTTAACGAATTGGGGTTCAAGATAAAAATGGACTACAAGAAATCCGTTGATCAAACTACTTTTTGTTCATGTGTATATAATTTAAATGATTCCCAGCTTCTTGTTGAACCTGAACAAATAGTTCGACTTTTTTGGTCGTGTAATCAAAAATATTTTCAAGCCAAAAGAAAGACTTTGGATGAATTGTTGCGAACTAAAGCTATGTCTCTTTATGTTTTGGGTCGGTATACTCCTATTATTTCAGTGTTATGTCTAAAGATTATTGAATTATTATCACATCTTGACAAACATCGTTTTGAAGTGACAAATTTTTATTGGGATATGACTATGATAGAAATTATGAAAACAGTTTCAATCAAGCCAGAAATTATTACTGAAGAAAATCGGGTGTTGTATTTTCAAAGATTTAATTTACCAGTGCATTATCAATTAGATTTGGAGAAATACTATCGTTCTTGTACTACTATAGAACAATTGCTTATTGTTGATCCTATTGGTTCAGCGCGTGTACCTAGATTTGTTCTTTTTTGATCATGTTTCTCTTGAGTATTCTCAATGAAGAATACCGTATGTTGCGTGTTTAGCTTAAATACGAATTGGCTTCGGCTGATATTCCACCTGTGAGGCAACCACAGAGTGAAGAGTGGCGCTGC